ATTTGCATCTAGTGACGCATCAGCGTTAAGACCAGAAGCAGGGAAACCAGCAGCAGAAGCACCAGCAGCAGCGAATGGATTAGCAGCAAGACCATAACGAGTCTTGAATCCAATCTTAGGTTGGAAGGTGTTCTCACCCACCGCACGAACCATTTGTAGAGGTACATATGGGCAGTAGAATACACCAGCGTCATAAGGTGAAGTACCCTTATAACCGACAACGTAGTATTGAGCAGCAGCTACGTTAGCAGCAAATGGGTCAACATACACTTTATAACGACCATTCATTACACCAGCGAATGTTGTTTGAGTGTCATCTACGTTTAGACTGTTGTTTAATGCAGGAGTGTAGTCAAGAATACCCGCCATTTGTAGAGCAGAAGCAACATCAGCAGAACAGATGATCATGTTACCCTTACCACGGCGAATTTGTTGACCGATTGCATTTGCATCACGTTCAATTGAGAACATTAAACCTTTAAACTTCTCAACAGACCAACGACCATTAGAGTCAGTATCTAAATCAAAGATACCAGCAGTAGTGGTGTTAACTTGAGCACCTTTAACAGCAGTTATGTAAATGTTTCGTACTACTTCACGATTGATTTCTGCAAGAACCTCAGCAGAAAGAATGTTAGCAAGTTCTGTTTCTGCGTCTAGACCATGAATTGCTTTAAGGTCTTGAGCAAGTTCCATTGTGTATTCTGCTTTTAGAGCACGAGTAGTAGCAGTTACTGTGGTTTTCTCAATTGAGAACGCCATCTCAGCAAAACCATTGTCAGCAGAGTCACCTAAAGCTTCACCCTGTGCAGTAGTCATACCTTCACCAGCAGTGTAAGCACCAGCAGGACTATCGTTTAGAACAGATGGGTTTGTACCTGATTGATTATCACCACCCAAATCTCCAGCAGAGTTGTCGTTACCAAAACCAGTATCGGCTTCATCCATCAATGCCTCTGCACCATCTTGTGATGCAAACTTAGCACGCATTGCAAAGATAAGACCTGTTGGGCCAGTCATTGGCTGAACACCACAGATGTCATATGCAATGAGTTGTGGCATTGCACGGCGAACTAATGAAATTAAAATTGGATCGAAGTTTTGTACACCACCAGCAGCATCATTTGTTGCGTTGGCAGGTGCAGCTTCACCTAAAAATGCACGATCTTCTTTTAATGCTTTCTCTTGATTTTCAAGAACAAGTGTAGTTACGGCCCTTTTGTACGGATCACTGATTTCTGGTAAATCAGGGTGTGCAAGGACTGGCTGCCACTTTTCTTGTAGACTTTCTGTTTGATACATTGTTATCTCCTATATCTACTATTATTAAAAATTAATTGTTTGCACCTTTGGCGGTCTTACTCAGTGCGGTTAAGTATGCTTGCATTGAGTCCGACACATCAATGTCCTGTGCAGGGCCAGCATCTACATTATCAACTGATTCAATCACCTCTTGAACATTATTAGGAAAATAACTTTCCTTCAAAGTTTCAAGTTTGGTTGTGTAAGTGTCTTTGTCGTCAAACTCAACATCTTCCACTAGTGATTTGAATTTCTCAATCTCGGTGTAAGTCAAATCTTCACTAAGTGAGGAGATGACCTCTTTACGTTGCAACTCATTATTTTCTTTCTTAACAGAAATATTAGCATTGAGTGCCTCGTTTAACTTTTCTTCTAACTCATCAATACGTTGTGATTGTGACTCAAGTACGTCATACTTCTCATCTGGTACATCAACGTAATGATCTTCAAACAATTGTCGTAGACCACCGATAAAATCTTCTGCAATTTCACCTTTTAGTCCACGTTCAATAGCAAGTTCGTTCTCATTCATCCACTCGTCTACAGCATAGTTAAGATAGTCATCTACCTTTTCTACTAGAGAATCTTTATGTGTTTGAACAGTTTCTTCAAGTTCATCATTGTAATCCTCTTGAATACGAGTAAGTTCTTCACGAACTTTAGCTTTTACTGCAGCTTCAAATACAGTTGCAGCTTTTAGTTTAAATTCTTCTGATAGATCACCTTCACCACTCATAAGAGCACTTACATGATCTGATACGTCTATACTTCTGATATGTGCTTCCATCATCTCGTCATCAGCATCATCTTCTTCTCCATGCATAGCTTCGTGATAAGCAGCATGTAGTTTTTCTACTTTTGACTTGACCATTTTGTCAGCACCACTCATCATTTCTTTGTGCATATCTTCATGTGACATTTCTGACGTATCTTTCATGTCTTTATCTGGGTGTGCCATTTCATGATAAGATGCATAGATATTTTCCATTTGTTCATGATCAGTTTCCATTTCTTTCATCATGTCTTTCATGGCATTGATCATTTGACGTTTAGTCATTTTTTCGTGCATACCTTCTTTGATCTTTTTCATTGGTTCTGGTTTACCTTCGTTTTTAGTGACTTGATCTTTTACTTCTTTTGATTTTGCAGAAGCTTTCTTACCAATTGAGTCAGTTGATTCTGGGTCTACAACTGGTGTACCCAAATCTTCTATCTCACCTTCATCTGCATCAATCTTTTTCATTGGTTCAGCTGAAGCTGCACCTTTTTTTAAAGGAGCACTGCCTGGAGCTGCACCTTCACCCATAACCTTAATCTTACGACCAAACTCCTTTTGTAGATCAACACCAAGAGAACCAGCGCCATCACCTTGAATAAAGATGTCACCTTTACCCCTAAAGGCATCTCCACTGCCATCTACTTGATCACTATCTACATCTTCGATCTCACCATTATCGTATTCTGGGGAGTTCAGGATGAATGATTTTACTTTGTCAACATCTCGGTCAGATACAGTAACTTTTACGTCATAGTGATTATTTTTTACAGGTTTGTAGGCCTCTTTTTTTAAAGGAGAACTGCCATTGGCTTCCTCAAGTTCTTTAAGAACTTCGGCCTCTAACTCCTCAATTGTTTGATCTAATTCGTTAGCCATCGGAAATGTCTCCTTAATTAGTGTTCGTGTTAGAATATATTTATAAACTATAAAAGTTTAAGGAATTTAGCAAATTCTAATGCAGCTTCCTTATCTTTAGTTTTATTTATACGTTCTTTCATTAGCATTAATTCTGCTTCAATGATAGAACCATGATTCCAAACCCATTCCTTTCCTTCCATTATACCTTCTACGAAAGCATTTGGTGCAGAAGGGTCTGCAACAATGTCTGCTGCCGTTGCAAGATAAAAGTCATCTCGCACATAATTGGCACCATTTTTCTGTTCTAAACTTCCCATACCCCTTGAGGATACACCAAGTTTAGCACCTTCATCCATAAGACTTTTTACTATCTTACCCATTGGAGTTTCAAGTATTTTTGCCTCACCGATAAAATTCTTTCCATCTGGAGTTAGAGAAGTGATCATGTGTGATGCTCTCTCTAAATTCACAGTTGGGCCTTCTGGGTGTCCTAATTCACCAAAGGCACGTTTTTCCTTGATATACTTTTGATTATATCGTTCTACTTCTTTTTGTAGGATTTGTTGTGGATAAACTCGACCATTACGATTTTTAATATCTGCCTGCATGAAGATACCTTTGATCTTATAGTTTTTGCCACCATCTTCTTTTTCTTCACAGATATATTCTATATCTTGTATTTGTTCTGATATGAGTTTCATAGTCGTATCCTTATGTCAGGTTACTGTAACCTGCGGTCTTTCTAAATTTTAACCAAATTGTTCCAACTGATGCAGATGAATTTGTAAGTCTAATATCCCCAGTTACTCCAGTGCTTGCTGGATTTGGAATAGATGGCATACTCTGAGAAGAACCATTATAACTACCAGAACCATTTAATGATAGAGCAACATCATCAGTGGTTGCATCAAATAAAATATCGGTTTGAGAACCCACTGTCCACTGTGCAGAGACAATAGAAAGTCTTTCAGTGCCATCGTCAGCAGCACCAACTAAGTTAGATGCATCTAGAATACTAGCAGCGGCATTTGTACTAGTAGTCGTGACTTTAATGACTGTCTCAAAATCCTTATCTGATAAAATTACTGCATTTACGGCCATGTAGTTTCCTTATATTTTTAACATTTCTCTCTCAAAATAGTTCATTAGTTCTTTTTCCGTAACCTTGAACTTTTTTGCAGAGTCTTTAATCGTTTTTTCAAAAGTATTTAGAAAATCCGAAGGTTTATCATCCATTATCTTGAATATGTTGTCAACAGCACCCTTCATCTTTGGTGATAACTTCTTATACTCTTTAGTTCTTTTATGTTCATCCCTCTCTAAAAAGGGTGTGTACATGTCATCAAACTTCAACATCCTCAATCTCCGTAGGTGTTGATTTAACAAAAGAGTTTGCAACCTCTCGTCTTTTTATCTCTAGAGCGTCACCAACTTTTTGTGACATTACTTCCTTAAATGCCTTTTCTGCATCAACAACATCGTTGTTTGCAAGTGAATCTATTATATCTTTAGTTTCCATTTTCATCTCCAAATCTTGAAATGCCATCTGAGTCTGGGTCTACTGCAATTCCACCATCTTCAACATCCATACCAGCTTCTTGATTAATTTGTTTTTGCATTTCTTCTATTTCATTATCAGTCATATTTAGTACATTTTTTTGAACCCATTGCTTACTGTAGAATGTACCAATATATGATTCGATATTCTGTAATGAATTAATTTTATTTTCAAGTATTTCTGCTTTCTTTAATTCTGCAAAATATCCATCTTGCATGAAATCATATTGAATGTGTTCTTTAATAGAGGGCCATTCCTCTAGTGAAATTACACCTTTCAATATAAGTTGTGTTTTAAGTATGTCAGATAACAATGGTGTAAATCGTTTACGCAATCTCTGAACAAACTTTGTAAACTTCAATTCATCTCGTGTAATTTCAGTTGAACGACCCAAACTAAAGTTTGACTCAGATTCCATACGAGAAATAGGTACATTCAATGAACGATACAACTTGTTCTGAAAATACTTGATGTCATCAATCTCACCTAGATTAGAACCGCCAGGCAAAGTAGTAATCTCTGTTCCACGACCACCTTCCCTACGAGGCAACCAAAAGTCCTCAAGCATACTCATCTGATTACGATCATCTCTTATCTCACCAGTAGATGCATCATACACCAACTTGTTACGATAACGATTCATCACATCTTTAAGATACTGTTCAGCTTTTATCTTTGGTAAGTTACCAACATCAATATAAAATATACGTCTTTCTGGAGCTCTTGATATACGATAGATAACCAATGAGTCCTCAATCATTCGTAGTTGATTGACAGGTTTAATTGCTTTATGTAAATAAGATAGTATATGACCTTTATTTTGATCTATGATGCCTGATGGACAAAATGCAATACTATCAGATGTAAGTCTTAACCCTTGTACTGTTCCATAACTTGCAAGTGACTTTTCATTGTAAATGTAATAGTCGTTTAGTTTCTTAACAGTATCCTTTCCACTTGCATCTTTACTTTTACTAACCTCACGAATTTTACGAATCTTTTGTGGGTCAATATAACGTAATTCTGTAATACCCTTTCTTGGATTCTTGGAATCTATGATTTTATGATAGTAGATACGCCCATCAACATACCACCTACGAAAAATATCGTGACCCTTTACATTAAAGTCTAAGAGTCTAAGTACAACATCAAATTCTTCTCGAATTTTATCTAGAACACGTTTGGGTTGTTTTAATCCATCAAGAATAATAGAGATGGACTGATCTCGCTCATCAGACACAATTGATTCATTGATGATGTCCTCGATTGCAGAATCACATTCGGTCTTC